GACCGGGCAGTGAAGGCGGCAACGGCAAAACAGCTCTATGGACTCAAGCCTGTAGGGTGAGAACGGAAGTGGCTTATTTGCTCACTTCCCCTTTTTTTGTTATCTCCGCAAATCTCAGCAAATCAATTGTGTTTTGGGTGCTTTTTGCGACCAATTTGCACCCACATTTTTACCCCTCACACCTCCAGGATCACAGTCTTTGCCGGAAGCGCCGAAGACAGCCTGCGCACCAGGAACGCCTTGCTGCACGAGAAGAGGACCTGACAAGATATGCCCATCTGGAGTGATTTTTATACCCATGAGTTTGCCTAATAATGAACAATAACGATCCCCGGGGTTCCATCCGACGCTGCAACACCGGAAGTGCCACCGTACCCACCAGCTCCGTAACCGGTGGGATTATGAGTGCCGCCTTGCTTGGCCCTCACTCCACCCTGCCCCATCTGAGAATTTCCGCCCTCGGAGACACTGTAATAATTGCCCCCGTACGTGTCAACGGAATACCAGGACTTGCCATATCCGCCGGTGATGTTGATGTTTCCTCCGGAACCAGCCCCGCCGGTTACCGCACCCGTGACGGAGGTTGACCCTCCCGAACCACCGGCGGCCGATACGTAAGCACCAAATGAGCTTGTACCTCCGGCGCTGCCTGAAGTCCCGCTGCCGGTGGCCTTCGCGCCTCCCGCGCCGACCGTTACAGAAATAACGTTTCCTGGAGTCAACCCTGTAACGATCTTCTTGGAATATCCGCCGGCTCCCCCACCACAGCCACATTGATCATAATCGCTGCGCCCGCCTCCACCTCCGCCACCCACGACCTCAACAATCACGGTGGAAGTGGTAACGTTAAAGGACCCGCTTGAGGTGAATACGGTCAGCCCCGAACCAACGCCGCCCTCGAGCGTTTTGGGGGTCCATACGGCATTGGCACTGTCCCATGAGAGCGCCTGATTATTTGTCGGAACAGCGGCCGAAACGTTCCTGCCTCTGATTTTCACCGCATCGTGCGAGAGATCCGTAATCTGAGACTGTGTATGAGTGTGGGTCGTTTGCCAGGCCTCGATTGACGCAACCCTATCGGTCAGTGAAGCCAGCGAACCGGAAAGTGCTGTCGCCCTGGCATCCAGTTCTTCAAGTGCGTCCTGCACATTGGTCGCCGTCATGCCCGCCGGAGGCTCGAACACGACCACATCCCCGCCAATTGTTCCGCTTTCGAACCACTCCTCGAGATCACCTCGAAGTTCATTGAGATCTTCCAAAACCGAGTTGGCCTCGGTAATGATGGGGAAAATCAGGGCGTTCATTTTCTCGATGCCAAGATTATTCAGGGCGGCAACGGAGGCCTCCCAGGAGATCTGGAGCTGTTCAAGGACATTCAGCCGCCCATCCAGGTCGAAGAACCTGGCGTTCAGCTCCTTTTCGGAAAGGGGAGTCACCCCCTCCCTGAACCGGTAAAATTCTAGGTTTCTCGCCATATCAGTTCCTCTCAATCACTGAGCGATGTAAATGCGATTTGCGACATGGAAAATATCAAGCGCCGTCGTGGTGGTGCCGTTGATAACGATCTGGAATTGAGTGATCCCAGGATCAGGTGTGAAGGTTGCCGTCCGCTTGATCGAATCAGTTCCCACCACAACATCCACATGGCTGTCCTCGTCCGTTAGCGAACCTCCATTCGGCAGGATCTGGACCTGGCAGGTATGCTTTGCAGCATCCCAGTTTTCCAGTAGCACGGTCACGTCAATGGATGTCGAAGCTGCCCCGAGAGTTTGCATGGTCGAATAGTAGGTAAATGACGTTGCCGGCCTGTTTGCCTGGAGCCTGGAGCCGGTTAAAGTAAGTCCAGGCATCAGATCCTGGGAGCCTACAAATACCGCACGGAGGGCAACCATGGCCGGCAGTCCGGTCAACTGTTCCGCGCTGTCCGATTCGATTGGGTACCATACGCCGTTTTTCTGATACTCATAGATGAGCTCAGTCGATTCCGGGATCACCGCTTGAGCCAGGATATCGAAATCCGCTATGCCGTCCGACAGAGAAATAGGTGTCAATTCCACGGTCGTGCGTGGGTTTTTGAACTGGGCATAATAGAACTTCATCATCAGGTCTTTTGTGTAATCGCCCTGATAATATTGACCGTCCATGCTGTAAAACAGCGTCCCCTGAGTGTATTCGGTGCCGCTGACCACAACAATATTATGATCTCCCGCCGTGGTGACGACCAGGGCGTAGCGTTTTCCCGCTTCGAGGAATACAGGTTGAGGAAAAGCGAAAGCCGTTTCCGCAGGATATGCGTTCAGACTTTCAGCGGCAACATTCGCGGTCCCGATGCATCTTTCAATCACCGGCAGCCCGTTTTCCGTTTCGCAAAGGTGAAGATAAACGATTCCGTTTGTGTCGATCCCCTCGAAGAATAGTCCAATTTTCGTTAACCATCCGTTTTGCGAATTCAGGAAGGTCTGAGCAATCTGGGACCCGGAAATATTCGTTGTAGTGGCGTCAACGTACCAATAAGGAACATCCATCCGGTCAATCCAGAAATGGGGCCACCGATGCCAGTAATGTTTCGGCCACCACGGAAGAGTCTTCCAGTTCTCATTAATAATGAAGGTTTCGCCGTCCTTCTGAAAGATTCGCGTGATCGGGTCATAATTTTTGGAAAGCCACATGGAAACTACGGAAGCACACCACCGGGTTGGACCGTAACGAACACGGAAGCGGGTAATGGTTCCCTGTTTGATGGTCTGTGTCTGGTATTGATACTGCGAAATGGAAAGATTCCCGGCGTACCCGGAAGTTGAGAGCCGAACTATCTCGTTGTAAGCAGGGATTATAAACCCAGTGTGCTGCTTGACCGCGGTCTCGTAGGGGTTGAAGAGTGCGAGTTGCTGCTCTGTCTGTCCGGCGAAGGGAAAACGCAGTCCCTCATCGATTCTGGCATAGTAGTTGACATTCTCGGTGTCGGATTCGTCAGCATCAAGAAAATAATCTGCGCCATAGCTCGCGTAGGTATCGGGCAGATCGGATTTCTCCTTGAGAAGCGCAAGATCTCCGGCCATTTCCTTGAGCATGTCCATATAGGCAAGCCCGCCGATCCGGCGGGCAAGGTTCGCCACATCGCTTGCAAGAGTTGCGATGCGCGGATCTACAAGATCTTTCCAATCCTCCACGATAGTGAGGCGGGAATTGACGGTAAAAAGACTTCGCAACTGCTTGTTGTCGGCAAGTTCAATACTTTCGATCCCGGAGGTCCCAAGCTTTACATAGGCGATAACCGTGTATCCGGTCGGAGGTTCCGGCCTTTGTGGATCGGTGGACTCAAGCCCGGCAGTGATCTGCGTGACCACGTTCCGTCGCGTTTCCATTGCCACGGCTTGAGGCTCTGTCTGCCCGGTCTGAAGGTCAACCAGGAAGTCACGCGGCTGGATGTCGGTGTCCGACTCCTGACCAAAGACCGAAATGGCGAGATACTTTTTATCGGTAATCGGAAGGTATGAAAACACAGACAGGACTTGTGCTTCGTCAAGCCGGTAAATCTTCCCGGTCGTGCCTTCCCACAGGCGCCCGAGGGCGATTTCAATTTCAGTCGCACTCTTGGCTGTTACCTGGAGACCGACAATCTGACGCTCTCCGGTGATAGCGTCCGTGATAATATGCTGGAACATCTGATCCGTAAATGTCTGGACATTATTCACGTCCGCCGCTTGAAATTCCTGCCGGTCCCTAAATATGACTTTACGCTCCATTTAAATTACCTCCAATTCGATTTGTCCGCATTTTTTGGTCCCGGTCAGGAGACCTGAGCTTGTTGTTATTTCGTACCGATTATGTATAGACACCAAAACCTTATCCGATGCGCGTTTAGCCATTTTCCCCACGTGCCGCATTTGCTCAATGCGTGTTTCCGCGTCCGATTTGCAGAGGTGCCTGCCTCTCAAATATCCCGAGACAAATTGAGCCCCAGGAATGCGCTTCCCCTGCATGTCAACCGCAACCCGTGCCGTGTGCGGGAGTTGTTGCCCGATGCGGAAAGCACCCAAATAGGTCATTCTGCCAGTTGACATCGACCCTGGCACCCGGTCAGGATCGAATAGCTTGAGCTTCTTGTAGATCCGCTCTGCTGCGTTGGACGCCACAGGGAAGTGCTGTCCAATGCAAGAGCCGCCCGTCTCCGGGTAGTCGTCGGGATACCTGTTGCCGAGATGGATGCCCACCGCGACCCCATCCTCTGTTTCCGTCTCGTATGTCGTTCGGAATGGCGTCAAGGACGGCTGGATTGAAAGCGGGGTCCGGCGTTCAAGCTCTGTTTCGTACTCCCGATCAAACGTGAGTGAGAAGAGCCGCGCCGACGCCCCCGTGTTCATCGTCTCGCCCTCCAGGTATCGCCCGAGGAAGATCCCGCCGGCGGACTCGTTTCCGGGCTTTCGTATCTCTATGGTGTCCGTGGCCTTTTGCGTCACGTACTCAGTGTCGTATTCAAAGCGGTTGATCTCCGTTTCCTCGTCAAGCTGAGGATCGTACACTGTCACCCGGTCTCCGATTCTAAGGAGTGCTTCTGTCCTGGCCGGATAGACCCCGTAGTCTTCTCGAGGGTCTCCCGTGCAATCGCCACAAAAGAAACTCCCTTTCGCTCCCGAGTGCCGAAAAGGATAGACTCTCACCTCAGGATGCACCCCCTCAAACCGTTCGCGCTCCTCCTGTGTCATAGAGACACCGAGGAATGATTTGCCGGGGGGGTCGATCTTGAGCACCAGCCGATTGATGAGCGCCCGCCAATAGAGGCGAAGCCCGTAGGCCGTGCCCTTGTAGCGGTGAAAGTCGAAAAAGAGCTTTACGAAAGCCCGTTTACGCTCAATTGTTTCCGCAAATTCCCACCCGTCAATGTGGAATCCCCAAGCGATATGGTCGAGAGCGTCGGATGAAAGCTCGTCAATGCGGGCATACAGAACCGCCTCGGGGATAAGGTTCCTCGTGTCGGTAAAAGCCGCACTCGACCCGCCGGCAGCGGCCATGATTCCTGGATCATAGGCAATGGACGGAGGCAGAAGGGAGGCAAAGTCGATTCCGATGGATTCCGGCTCCGTGGTTTCCCCTGTCATCCTCCACGAAATCCCGCCCATGATCTCTGCTATATCGCGCCATGACATGGTGCAAGGATCTTCGGTCAGAACCCCCCATGAAGAGCGCATCCGAGATGAATTGAAAACCTGCCAATCGGAATTGAACCCATCTTGAGCCAGAATCCCCCACCCCAATTGGCGGCTCAAATCGGTTGTGTTAATGATTCCCCATGCGGTAGGCAGCGATGACTGAGCGAGCACATACCATGTATCCGAAGCAGCGAAATCAGTGAGGATGCGCCATGACTGGGATACGGAATTAGTGCCAAGGATCGACCAATCTAACGAACTTACGGCTTTTGTTGTATCAAGGATGGCCCATGCAGGAGACGCCGTTGATTCCTTGAGAATATTCCATTTTGTGCTGGTCGAGAAATCACTCTGATCGTGCCAGGAACATTCAATCATGCCACCCTGCATGATGGCCCATGACAGAGGGAGGGAAACCTTTGAACTGTCGAGGATCACCCACTGAGAAGAGGTGATGCGTTCGTTGACTATAAGCCATGAGCACGACGTTGACGATTCACCAAAAACAGCCCACGATGACCCTTTGGACGCCTCCCTGAGAATCCCCCATCCAGATGATTTTGATTGCTCGACCAGTATCCGCCAGGCCGCACCTAATGAATTATCGCGCAGGACAGCCCATGACATGACAGGAGCGGAGGTTTGCTTTAGAACGGACCACGCGGATTGCTGGCCGGTTTCAGCAATTATATTCCAGGACAGGTCAACGAGGATCTGTCCTGCATTTATTACCGTCCAGGATGAACTTATCGACCTTTCAGCAGTGATAGCCCACGATGACGGAATTGATTGCTGTGAAAGCGTAGACCACGATATATCCTTGACTGATTCAGCAATTACTCTCCATGATGCCGAAACCGACGCATAGGTTATTCCAAGGATATTCCAAGTTAAATCCTGTCCTTGCGTAACAAGGAGGTTCCATCCCGTTTGGGCGCTTTGCTCTGCAATCGTTTTCCATGCAAAGCCGATGGAAATTTCTTTAACGATACCCCATCCCGAAGCGAGCGGGGCTTCATTGAACATCTTCCAGGCACTAGAAGCCTGAGATTCTTTCGTTACCGCCCAGGACGATGCTTTGGATTGCTCTGTAGCTATCAGCCAGGCCGTACTGCGGCTTTGATCGGTTATTACACGAGATGAGGATGATAGAGTTAATTGGCCGGATAATGCCCATCCCGTGTTGAGACTAATGCTCGTGGTGTTCCGCCACGACAGGGACAAATCTAATGTTGATACCTCGCTCCAAGAAGAGACGAGTTGTAGCTCTTTTACCACCCCCCATGCAGTTTGCATGGACTTTTCGGTCAGCATCAGCCACGACGACAATAACTCAGGGCTTGCGTAGTTTTTCCATGACGATATAGTTTGGACATCTGACAGGATTCCCCACCCCGTCAATTTAGATTGTTCGGAGTATATTTTCCAAGAGGGCTGGCACGAGGATTCAGCACCCACAATCCAAGATGACGATTTGGATTGCTCAGAGACGACTTTCCACGAGGACGCCGTTACAGATTTTTCCTCTAGTATGGACCAAACGACTTGGAGGGATGTGGTTTGAACGGCTACTTCCTTGAAAGCAGCAATCGCAACCGCCCAATAATATGATGTTGAAAAATCCCAAGATATCTGACATGTGCCAGCGGTGGCTTGTAATACGTATTGACTCCCGCCACCCCACGCCCCGTTATCGTTGTCGTAGACCTTCACCCCGGAGCGATCTATCGGTGCCCACGTATTGGCCCCGCTACCACATACTGCAAATATTGCATCCCCATTTGCAGTGGTAGTCACGTCATAATATGATGTCGAAATACCGTCACCGGTCCCACCTCTTGCAACATCTAGGAGTGATTTGTATCCAGATTGAGCCTTAAAACTCACGACGCATATATCAAGGCTCAACCCGCCAGCGTTAGGGATGCTTACTGTGAGCGCCGAACCCGTAGGTGGGTCAAGCAAATACCAGCATTCAACGTTAGTCTCGGTAGACGTGCGCGTGGTTCCGGCCTGCGTAAGGGCAACCCCGTTATATGTCGGGGCGCCTCCCGTCCTGGCCGTAGTGCTCCCGACGATAATCCCCATCACCAATACCGTACACCCGGCCCCGCACGTAAACGATGCGGTAGCCGGGTTGGCGGTCGTAGTGGTGTTCGCCGTTACCGGGATTCGGAGTTTTGCGTCAAAAGTATGCGCCATGAGTTGTTATGCGTACTCAACTTTGATGGTTGTACTGTCGTTTGCCAAGTTGGCCGCACCGGCTGTCACTGTCCGCTTGATCCAAACACGCTGCGCCCCCCCTGCCGCAATGTCGGAGATTGAGAGTTTTGACCCGGCTGTCGGATGTGAGAATGTGATTGTAGGAGATGATGGGGCCGTTGATTCGTTGACGATTTCTTGAGTGCCGGAATCCAGGCCGAGATCAATCTCCGTGCTCGGGCTTGTCGTATCGCTGTCGATCCAGATTTTGCAGACAGTGGCCGCCGCGTTACCGGCATTGTGCAGGGAAATGGCCCGATACTCGATACGTCCTGCTGCCGCTTCTGCTGCCGAGACATTGTCGAACAGGTTATTGAGAGGAGTTCCAGAGAGTTGTGTTGTGGACGCCACCCCACCGAGAGATGCGTTGGGGTTCGAATTCGATGCGCCTCCGGTCAAACGAAATTGCAATGTTGCTGCCATTTATAATTTCCTTTCTATTCTGATGTTAAGCCGCCGTAATTAATCGTTTTTGTTCCTAACTTTGCCACTTGCCATGTATCGAGGGAGACATAATCGGGGGAGGTGATTTCAACCCGCTGCACCCCGTCAATGCTTTGGATCAATTCCACCAGGTATGTTGGACGGATGGACCGCCCGAGAGCCGACCGTTGCCATGTTTCGTAAGCCGTTATTTTGGATGCAATAGATTGCTGGATGAGGGGCACACGCCGTTGATGGGAATGAAGAATGTAGTAGGTCAGATCAATATCGTATTCGACCTGATCCGGGGCCTGGACCGTCACGACATCCGTTAGAGGTCGGACCCGTTCGTCATTGAGTACCCCGGCAATTGTTGTGAGGAGATCAGCCGACGGCTCGCTTCCATCCGTCATGAGAGGGCATACGTTCACCCTCCCTTCCGATGGCGACCAGACCCCCACATCAAGGATGGCATCGGAGCACGACATTACCCACCAACGGTAGCCGTCGATGGTCCCGCACGTACTGAGCTTTTCCGGGGCGAGCTGAACACGAGAACGGAAGCGGGTGTCCGATTCCGTCTCGGACCCGAACATTGAAAGCGTGGTGTTTTCGACCCTGGCAATGTGCGCCACGTTGTCCACGAGGAGATTGATGGAACCCGGTAGGAATCCATTACCGGAGGTCCCTGTTTCCGTGCATGTCGCGGCTATATCGATGTATGTTTGCCCTGCAAGAATTGTCCCTGCGAGATCGGTTGCAAACATGATCGTCCCGTCCGGACTTACACGGGTCCCTTTGGGGATCGTCACATCATAGGAGAGCGGAGCCGATACCGAAAAGCGCACGGTCGTCGTGGCCGAGCTGGAGGGAAGTCGGATTGTGCCGAGCAAAGCCCCGAGGTGGTCCAGGTAATCCCCCGCAGACAGAGAAACAAGATTCATTTTTGCAGCGTAGTCGATGAGGAAGCGTTGCTGAGCGATGATATAGGCGACGGCTTCAAGGAACAGCCTCTCCGGGTTGCCTGGGTAAAGCGTTCTCGCGGTGATGGTCTCATATGTGGATACAAGCGAAGCTTCAACCGCTTGAGTGTCGATCTCGCAAAATTGAATATCCGGGAGGTCAATCAATGACATGGGCGTCCTCTAATCGGGGTCAGCTTGCAGGGTAGCTCAGATTTTTTATAGGCGTGGGACAGGAGGAAAAATTTTTGATAAAAAACTATTGACTTTTCCCGTTATCGGGAATATATTGTATTTAAAACGGTGAGGGAACGAAACGAACAAACAACTGGATGGAGAGAGCGATGAACGCAATGAAAAGAGCCCACGAAATCAGAAGAGAAGCAGCTGCAAAGTTTGGTGGCAAAGCCTCTGATTACTCTATGGGCATCGCTCTCGAAATGGCTTGGGAGGAGAAGTCAATGAAAAAACAACTCGAAATCGGAAAGGATTATGGTTTTGTTTTTGGACTTAACGCTAAAAAAGGCCAGACAATGACTTACCTGGGCGGAATTAAATTTGTTGCCAGCAATGGAGCACAGAGCAAAGAGGCAGACAGTCAAGGGACATACGATAAGGTTTTGGATTACATTAACCTCCCGGTAATCAAAATGGGACGCATGGCTTAACTTACCTCACCCCAACACACGCCCCTCTTCGGAGGGGCCACAAGGAGAACGATCATGAAACTCAATCATATTACGGTAGGACACGACTATTATGGTAATGAATGCCTCCATGTGTGGGGTTCGCCCGAAGAGGCTCAAACGATCCTGGACGACTCTCCGGTTTCTGATGGCTACTCAATGTCGTCGACCACGTTCCATCGGCCCGCCAAAATATCGGATGTATGGAGACTCAAATACGACAGGGATGGAAACCCAGTAGAAGTGGAGGACTAAATGCCCCTAACCACAAAACAAGCCGCCGAGGTCTTAGGCTGCACCGACTCGGCGGTCAAGAAAATGATCGCCAGGGGCGTCCTCCCCGCCTCCAAGTTCGGACGGGATTGGATGATCGAAGAAAGCGACCTAGCCGGGGTTGAGAGTATCAACTTTGGCCGGCCACGTAATGGGCGAAGGCTTACGGAGGAGGATAAGGCCAGGATTCGTGGGATCGTTCATGAAGTCATGGAGAGATAAAATAAGGGGCTTCGCGCCCCTTTATTATTTCAATTCCTCGCGCTTCTTTGAAATATCATCGAAAAGACCGTACTCCATAGCCTTTTGCATCACTCCTAGCGGAACATTGAAAAAGTCCTTCACATCAACGATGCTCGATTCAAACCCATCATCGGGCATGGGCAGTGTAGCAACATCCTCATCCGTACTCCGTGTGACCCGCTTCGCCTCACGGGTGCCCTTCCAAATCGCCGTAACAGTAGACCGGCAATTGAAATGGTTTGGAGGGGTGATCCGTTCCCAAATCGTGTCCGTTGCTGGCCTGGTAATTCCGTTGTAGCTCCTGCATATGTCGCTGGTTCGCCGGTCCAGAATGGCAATATATTGCAAATCTTGAATTGAATCGGCAACCTCTCGATACTGCTGGAACCGCCCCCCGTTCCACGCTGCTATGCTGTTAGTGCGAAATACCGTCTCCCAATACCAGGGCGTTGACTTTGAAAATCCGCCCTTCTGGATGACTTCGCTTGCGCGGGCTGACTGAATGAATTGCGCCATGCTCTGACCCTCTGCAAGTGATGCGAGTAACCGCTTTTTCGTCTCCTCGATGGCGTCCATGCTGGACACCTTAGCTACAGTGAAGGCTCTGAATCGTCCTGCTGCCTCCAGATCATAGAAGGCATCCCGAGGCATGGATGTACGGCTTTTGAGGTATTCTATTGCCTCCTCGTGTGGCAGTTCAATTTCATCCGGGATCTCGTCTCGGAAATTCATGGATCGAGGCGCGGATTCCTGAACGTGCATCCGGCCCATGAGCCACGAAATCATGATCGTTCGATAAACGGCTTCTTCCAGCGCCAGGGACAGGACTTCGGGAGGGGATTTGACTTGATCGATCTTTGGGAGGACGGACAGAAGATAATCGTCCCAAGCCTCGGCTACCGGCTCAAGCAGGTCAAGCCAGTAGCTTTCAACCTCGGTCACATTCGCTATCTCTTGAGCCTCAATGGCGGTCGGCTCTTTTTCCGAAAAAAAAAATCATCGCTCATTTGAACGTCGCCACCCGGCTGCGGCTCTTTGGGCTGTGCTGCCTTGGTGGAAATGAAAGCATCGTCATCCCCTTCCGGCTCGGGGATGTTGTACGTGGAATAAAGTGCGCGTTTCGACACCGGCACCCCACGGTCAACGGCGAGCATGACCGTCTCAAGCGGGGCTGCCTCGAAAAAGTCAAACGTGAATTCCGGTCCGGCTACACCGATCCCGAAACGGAGCTCTGCGATCCACTTCATCAGCGTCCGCGTAACGGTCGCAGCCAGGGCGTTGCAGTCTTTAAATGTGAGTTGCTTCAACGCCCGCTCATGAATTTGACCGAGGGAATAGCTCCCCTTCTCACTGACTTCCGTCGTCAGGGTGACCGTCAGAACAGCTTTCGAGATTTGAGAATCGCACATGGACAGGAAGGTTTTGAAGTCGTCTCCGCTTCCCTGTGCGTCGATGGCCTTAATTTCTGTCACCCCACCAAAAGCGCCAGCGGACCCGGACGCCACCTTCAAAAGCTCGTCAGAAATCCTCTCTGCCCGTTCAAGTGTTGCGACCTCGTTCATATCGCCCTCGAACAGCGCGGCCAGGGAGGGCACCCCGAATTTGTCCAGGACTCTCAGCCAGAATTCCCACCCGGCCTGCTTGAATTTCCAGGGCCAATAGCACCGGGAGAGCACCGACGTACCGTAGGGGTTCTCCGGATCAGGCTCATTACGGTGTACGATGAATTTATAGGGCATCGTCAATTCCACCGGCGGTCCGTTGTCGATAAGCAGGAGTGTTCCGTCCGGCTTAAATCCGAACCTATGCCACATGCGCGGGAGTAACCCGTCGAAAGTCAGTCCGTCCACGTCGTTGCGCCACACCGCCTCGCTCACGGAATAGCCGTGTTCGAATGCCCGGAGCAGGTCTTCCAGGTCCTGATACAGATTGAGCTCTTTTTGAACTGTCTCCTGGACATATTCGGCAATCTTGCCGTCTGTCGCGTCATTGGATGCCGGCGTGATGTTCCAGTCTTTCGAGAGCACGTAACTTTTCCGTTGCTGTACCGCCCCAAAAATATGAGCATCTTTCATCATTGTCGAATAGATACTCTTATCCTCGCGCTGCAACACCTCATCCGGGTTCGGAAGGAACGTCAAAAACTGCTCGAAGCCCTGATATGGCCTGGCGACCTCGGAAGTCAGTACCTTTTTCATCGTGCTAGAAACGACCATATTTTCTCCCCGTAAGTGAGGCTGATTTTAATGGAGTCGGGCGTGAATGGGCAGTTGGTATTGGGTTTGTTTTCTGGAAGTGAGTAAAAATTCCATAACGGCAGGAGTCCGGACCATGATCATTGACCTTCAATGGCTTATCCTCGCCCTTGTCCTGTGCCTTGGAATCCCACACGTAAGACTCTAAATTCTCTCGCATATGAACACATGACTTGTGGATGAATAGCCTATTGTTCGCAAACATGGCGCCAACAAACCGGATGCCATCCAGAACATCGTTGTTGGCGTCCTTGACGTTCCATTTGTTCCGGCGTTGGAGCTCAACCTTGAATGATGCCGCCGATGGGTCGACGTATATCGCATGAGGCCGGATGTCCTTCAAAAAAGCATCCATATCGTCAGCGTATTGAGAGTCCGTCTTCTGTCTCCCCTCTTTTGAGCTGTCCCACCAATACTCCCGCACCAGATAGATTTTATTGGGATCGTTCCAGGCGTACAGCCCGAACGTGCAAGGGTTGTTCGTCCCGTAATCCACTCCTACAATGAAATTCTGGAACGTGGCCGGCATGATCGAAACGAAATGGTGATCCTGGATCATGTCATAAATCACGCCATCAGCGAGCACCCATAGCCCGTCGATATACCTTTTGTACCAGAGGCCGGAATAGGCGGCTTTGAGGTTCTCGATATATTCAGGAGGCAGGAAAGGGTTGTCCTCAAGAACGAAATGAAAGGACCGCATGTTGAGCTCCGCTTCACGATCCAGGTATCCTTTCTTGAGCCAATGGTGAGGATTGTCGGGGTTTGTCGTGCCAAAGAACATGGAGCCCGAAACGCTGAACCGGCTCATGAGCATTTTGAAAAAGGACTCCGGCCAGAGTGTCAATTCGTCCCCGTAGCCTCCGGCGTAGGTGCCACCCTGGATTTTACCCACACTCCGCTCGTCGTTCGCACCCACCACATATATTCGACGATTACCAATCTTGATTTCCCCCTCACCCCGGTTGTAAACCATCCGATTTCCCAGAATCTCCTGCATGGGGTGAATGATGTTGCGCTTCAAGGTCCGTTCTGTCTTCCCCACCATCACCAGGTCACCCGGAGGCCCCGTCATGGCGTAATGAATCCACCTGTAGATCGTCGCCCAGGTCTTCCCGGAACGCACGGACCCGTGCCATATGTTCATCCATGCAGTGGACTTGCTGAGGGTATCGATCTGCTTATCACTCAGCATCGGGATCTCGTTTTATGATCTGATCCATCTGACGCACAAACTCGGCAAGCGTCCCATCGTTGCCCGTTTCGGACACCTCAAGTTGATACAGCTTTTCGATGAGCCTCGTTTTCTCGCGTTGTATCTGCGTGAGTTGCGATTCCCACCCCTGGATTTTCTCGATCACGGATTCATACCGGGTTGTTTTGAGCTCCGAAACGGCCCCGTTTTCCCGTCCTTCCTTCATTTCCATTGACGAGAGGACCATGCCGCCTGCGGCTTTCGACAAGTCGTTGATCCGCTTCAACATCCTGGCTTCACGCACCAGCACCAATTTTATAGAGTTCATGAGCATCGGTCTGGACGTGATATCCTCGCGGGCGATCTTTTCTTTCTCTTCCGGCTCCAGATTTTCAAGCGTGATCGTCTCATAGTACCCGTGCTTCAAGGCGTATTTGTTGCCCTTCCATTTCTCTTTATTTTTCGGACCCGTGGACGCACCGCCATGCAGCCAACATTTACCTGTCCCAACGTGGTCTGTTCCTTGACCGGCAGTTTGGCGGCATGTGCTTCCGTCGCGCTTTTTGGCCCCACAAAACGGCCCCTCTCGCTTTTTATATTCCTTCCTGGACATCAATCTTCACCTGTGGGATGAGCCTTCCCCCGACATCCCCATCAAAAGCGATCTCCAAGACCTTCACCCTGGGTTCGTATTTCTCCAAGGCCCCAAGGATTTCCACGCGGAGCTGAGCCATGGCTTTCGGCGTCGGCTGATCAATCAGCGTCCAGGATGTCCCAAAATCTCTATCCAGTGGCACGGACCCTTTGGGAGTTGACAGGATGACCTGGCAGTTCTGGACGATCTCCTCCACCCCTGTGAGCCCCACACGAACATTCTTGACCAAAGGATCTATTTCAAACATTTCAGTTGTACTCGATGAGGTCTAAGGCCAGTTCAATGCTCATGACCGTTCCGTCCTTCGCCAGCCTGTTCTGCCGCTCCGATATCCTCCCGATGGCGTATTGTCCCAGGTATCGATTGCCAAGGAACAGATCCCCATAGACCTGATCTCGCGCCATCTGCGTGAATCGATCGGCCTCCTCGGCAGGATCACAGTACCATCTCCCCATTACGCCATGGAGCCTGATGCGGATTTTGACATGGGCGAGCATTTCCCCCGTGGCTTCGAGCTTGTTTTTGCCCCCGGCAATCTCATGCTCGGCATAGGCCCAGGACTGTTCCCGTTCAAGCTCCTCGGGTGACAGAAGCACCTCAAAAGCGATATCCCCCAATTGGCCGGCGATCATGCGTTCTTATCCTCAATGGGGTGTGTGGCGTCCTTCTCCAAAACCGGGGCGCCCCGGACAAGGGGGGCCCTAAGCAGGATCTTGGTGGGGGATTCAATGATCACATCCCCCATGCACTGAATGCGTAGTTTTTTGGATGCCCGGTCGTATTGAATCCATGTCCCATCCGACCATTCCACATGGGCCTTCGAGGTGGACGACACGGGCGGGCTTCCGTAGTAGCTACCGACCACAAAACCCTCGCTCGAGCCGTAGGGCAACGTCAGGCAGACGACATGCTCCCCCACTTCCGGCATCCAGTAAAAGGCATCGGCCCCGGCGCGGTGATGGAGCACTTGAAATTCCCAGGTCCTGAGCCCGTCTTCCCCCTGGTCCGGGAAGGCCACGCGGACCCTGCCCCCTGAAGCCACGGACTCCACGACCCCCACGCGGATGACTCGCCGCGCGAACTCTTCGATGGCATTCCTGATGCCCTGGCTTTTACCTAACGGCATATTCGCTGTCCAATGCTCTGCCCTTGCGGGTTCTGACGCTGGTAATATATCCGCTCATCTGGGAGTAATCGTGGCGCGTTTCCTCAATAAAGTGCGCCCCGTCCCAAAGCCCGAATCCCGTCACAGGGACAGGAATCCCGGCCACAAGGTCCGGCCTGCCCATCATGGTGAATTCTGCCTCGCATTCGTATTTGTTGCGCCGGTGGAGTTCTTTCCTTGCCCGGCGCTCCGCGTGTTCCCTGCTTTCCATCCGGTCGTTGATGTCGAGGCGGTCCCCTTCTCGCAGGATGTCCGGGTCTTCCACCTCGGATTTATGCAGTTCGCGGCTTTTGGGGTCATGGTAAACGGCCCGGCACGTTTTGTACGTGTCCTTCGACTTGTCCCGGATGCGGTATTGCCCGATGGCGTCCTTGTCGATTCCTGGATTTACGGGAGGCCCGCCCTCAAGGACGGACGGGGAGACGATGATCAGACGGTTCTCGGCTACCTTGAGGAGCATGTCCCACTTATTACAGTGCTGGTGCAGGAATTCCAAATCCGGTTGCTCTACTTGGTCAATGCGCTTCATCCTGGGGTCATAGTCCACGTCATAGTTGAGCTCCAAGCCGTGCTCGCCTGCGATATCCTGGGCAACCGTGCGGAAGGTAACGTTTTCCCAGGCCCTCGATTTTTTAAACTGCGTCATTCCCTTGGTGACGTTGGCCGAATGGGCCATGATGCGTATCTGAGAGGGAAACCCGGAGGCCTCGATCTCGTCCACCGTGAACCATCCGCACCGAAGCGTTACGTCCTGCCCCGGCCCGTACCAATCCAGGCATACAAGATTTGCCAGGATCGCGGCGCCCTTCGTCGGGTTCGGGAGATATTGCCATACCTGGTCTCGGTCCTCCAGGGTGAGTTCCAGTTCGTCCGCCTTCCCGTGGACATGATCGGAATAGCTGAAATGGACAAGGTAGTCCTGGAGCCACTTCCACAAATCCGTGTTGGCGTAGAAAATCTCGGGGCGGCATTTCCTGGCAGGGTAAACGGGCATTTAGGCGCCCCCAATGATTCTTGATTTTGATATTTCATCGAAAGTTCTACCGTCACCATCCAAAACAGCTTGATTCCCTGTGAAGTTCTGCCAGCGCATTATGGCCATATCAACATATGCTGGATTGAGTTCGATAGCGTAAACGTGTCGACCGATCTGCTCTCCGGCGATTATGGTTGTTCCCGATCCCGAAAATGGCTCATAGATGGCCTGACCGGGACTACTGTTGTTTTCCATAGGGCGGCGCATGCACTCGACGGGCTTCTGTGTGCTGTGGCCTGTTTCGGATTTCTGGGGCTTGTCGATCTGCCATAGGGTTGATTGCTTGCGGTCGCCTGTCCAGTTTCCCGTGCCTTTGACGGCGTACCAGCAAGGCTCATGGTGCCAGTGGTAATCGCCTCGTCCGATGACAAAGTTACTTTTTGCCCATATTATTTGGGACCGTAGCTTAAAACCGTTCACCTCAAGACTTTCAGCAACCACCCCACTAAATAAACCCGCATGCCAAACATAGGCAATATTTCCAGGAAATAGTGCCCAAGCCTCACGCCAGTCGGCTTTATTGTCGTTTGCAACCTTGCCGATGGCTCTACCGCCAATGGGAGAGCCATCGGATCTTAATGCTTTGTTCCTCCAGTCCGCTTCATACTCAACACCATACGGCGGATCTGTAACCATGAGATGAGGCTTTACTGGCCCGAGAAGTTTTGAAACCGTATCAGCTTGAGTGCTATCCCCACAGATCAACCGATGATTCCCGAGAACCCACAAATCCCCCAAAACCGAAACTGGCTTTTCTGGTTCTTTCGGAACATCTTCAGGGGCAGTCAACCCGGCTTTTAGGTCTGGTCCTGTTAGCATGTTTATGGATTCCGATGCCCACTTCAAAAGCTCCTCGCTGTTACTCTCCAATCCATCCAGCAATTCCAGTAGCGTTTCGTTGGTCTGCTCTGCCATTGCCGCAATGGGGTCCAGTGTAGCCAGGATCTTCTTTTCGTCTTTCTCGTCCCATTCCCCGACCAGCACAGGCATCTCCACCCCGTTCTTAATCGCCCAATCCCGCCTTGCGTGGCCGTCAATCAAGTGGCCCGTGCGTTTATTGAACAAAGCAACCCCGGCCCACCCCACTTCGGACAGGACGGCATCGAGGACTTTCTTCTGTCGCTCGGGATGAGTGCGCCAATTCATAGGGTTTGGTTTTAGGGTTTCCGGGTTAAGCCATTCGAGCTTTATTCGCTTGTCCATTGATGCCGTCCTTGCGCTTAGAATTCCTGCACCGTTTCGATAACCACCATTTTGAGGTATTCGAGCAGGTCCACCCCGCTCAGGGTCCGGCAGGTGTTGATTACCGAGGCAGTATAGGCCCCGAGGTAGATGAGAACGGTTTTGAGCTTGCTGATCTTCTGGTCTGTCGTGAGTTCGGCCATGGTGGTTCCTTTCTATTCGGTGAGATATGCAAACATGGATGATTTCAAAAAATCCAACAGTGCTTGACCTGACCGTCGCTTGATCTCCCTGGCCGGGATCAGATCGTAAATCCCCAGGTGGATGAGTGATGCCGTGATGCGCTGAATCTTGTCCTCGATGCTCATACCGCTCTCTTCCACGGAGGCGTTACGGTCGGGAATTGCCGCACGTCAACGTCAGGGACAGTCAGCACAATCCCCCCGGGAAACGTCACATAATCCCGATATTCAGGATTGGCGGCCATGATCTCATGCATGTAGAGTTCCGACCCGTAAGCCCACTTGCTGACCTCGTCCCATGCGTCGCCCTGGCTAGTAGTGTATGTCCTCTGCGCCAAATTCGATCCTATCTCGCCGCTGCATTGCCCGGCGCACTGCGTTGTAGACGCGATCCTCCATATCCCTTGCGTTCTCGGTCAAGAGCTTTTGCGTGGCCCCTGTCCCCTTGTCTCCCTGGATGGTAATTTGGGGGGAGTAGGACAGGCTGACCTGCACGGAGGGAGATGCAGCCAGCCAACCACTACCCGCCCGAGCGCGTGATAGCGCAGGGAAGGACTGTTGATTTTCCGACTGTTGGATCACTGATTGCGGCATTGTCTGGAACGGATATTGTGCCCCGGCCATTGTCATTTGCGGGACAGTGTAAGCAAGCGCGTCATTGAGTGCCCGAGTAATAGGCGAGGCCTCTATACCCTGTCGGACCATATCCATAAGCCGGTAGCCGGCAAGATGGATTTCCGAGAGCGGCCCCATTGGAATGGGGGAGTGAGGCACCAGGTAGTTGGATATCGAGGATGCCACGCCCTTGACTGCTTCGGTCACGGCGGATATTTTCGACATGATCCCATCGATGAGCCGTTGGATCATGCGTTGCCCTGCACCGAACAGATCAAAGGATGTAATGGCAGTCCAGACGGAGGTGAATTTGGAAACCAAGCCGTCCGCCGCTGTCTTAATGGCTGAAATGACTTGATCCCATTTTTGCCCCACCCACCCGAAAGCGGTCACGATGGCGTTTGAAGCCGTCTGAAACGAGTTATGGATGGCGGTCCCTGCCTCCGTTGCCGTGCTCTGAATCCCCGCCCATGCCGCCTGCCCCTGACTCCCGATCCAGTTGAAAGCCTGAATTACACTGCTTGCGGTAGACCTGAAAGCCGAATCGATCCCAGCGCCGGCGGTTGACGCGGCCTGAGTAATAGAGCTCCAAATGGATTGAGTGTCGGTAATTGTGCGGGAGAGATGCCCCGCGAATGCTTCGCCCTGCCGTCTCCCGGCTTCCGCTGCCTCGGCTATGGCCTGCGCGTTATCGAATGCGACTTTTGGGACGGATATCGTTTCACCGCCCGTCGTCCATTCCTTGATTTTGTCCCATGCCCTACCGGCCCAATCGTAGACTGTCTTCAAAGCGTTAATGAATGGAGTTAGAGATGGGCTCACGGCGCCCCAAAAGCCAGAGAAGAGCGCTCTCACCCGGTCCCAATTTTTCCAGAGAACTACGGCGCTCGCTGCGAGTGCGGCGATTACAAGAGTGACGGGATTGAGCAGAACAGCCCCGGCTGAGGCCAGCGAAAAGGCACCGGCAAGCAATCGCATGACCGAAACGAGTTTCACAATGGCTGTGATGCCACTCCCGACACCTGAGACGAACAGCCCGAGAAGGGTGAGCCCTCCACCGACCACAAGGAGAAACGCACTCACACCGGCTGTTCCTAGCGTCATAATCTTGGCTAGGGTCTGGTGCTCCTTCCCCCAATTGATGAGGCGTTCAACGAACAGATTCACTCGGTTCGCGGCCTCGGCCACGTATGGCAGGAAAATGGAGCCGATATTGATCCCGAGAGCCTTGATGGCGTTCCCTGCGAGTTGCAGGGCATTCGCCGTGGTTTTGCTTCGCACGTCAAATTCTGCTTGCATGGATCCGGCATATTTGGTGCTATCCCCCACCAGACCGAAAGCCTTACGCACTAAGTCTAAATTGGTGAGCAGGGGCATAATAGCGCCCTTAGATTCCTCTCCGAATATCTGAGAGATGATGGCCGGCTGCCTCCACGCCTCGATCTTTTGAATGCGCTGCAATACGTCCATGATCGTCGGGAGGGCGTCTTGCTGCATGGCTTTTGCGACTTTGACAGCGTCGAGTCCTAGAGACTCAAATGCCTTCGTATCCTTTGGTGTCGCCTTCTCGCCCTGCGTGAGAGCATTTAGGAAGTTTTTCATGCCTGTTGCGGCGATCTCAGTCTGTATTCCTGTGCTTTTAAAAGCCGATGCAAGCGCGGCGGTCTGAACGGCAGTCAGTCCCGAATTGACGCCCACGGCGCCCTGTCTTTTGAGGATCTCGGAAAGATCGGCAGCGTTTGAAGCCATGTTGTTGCTGAGATAATTTACCGCGTCTGCGAGTTGAAGCGCCTGATCCTGAGCAAGATTCATGGACATGCGCCAGGAAGTCATGATCTCACCGGCCTGGGCGCCTGCTACGTCAAACGCAACCCCGAGTTTGGCGGCGTCACGGGCAAACGCAAGAAGCTCTTCGTGGGTCTTGGCAACGTCGGATTCCCCGGCGGCTTTCACAATGTCTTGGAGCTCATTCACGGCCATCGGAATGCCCTGAAGCCCGTAGGTCATCTTCAGGATATCATCGCCCATCCGCTTAAAAGATTCAGGAGTCGGGAAATCAACGACTTTCCGTATGTCGGCCATCTTGGATTCAAACTCGATGGCAGCTTTAGTTGGCAGGACGAAAGCGGCTGCCATTGCGGCACCAGTGGCGGCCATTTTCATGCCTACCGATGACATGGCCTGCCCGGAACGGCTCAAGGATTCACCGATGCGAAGCGCCCGGTGCTCCGTCGCCATCATGGCGGCGTTCATCTTCGTCAGAGGACCGGAAACCCGGTCGATCATGTCGAAGTAAAGCCCGACCTTGAACATCTTCCCGAAATCAGCCATTCACCTGCTCCGCTTCCACCCTCAGCACTTCGTCCAGTTTACCCATCCACATCAAAAACTCGTCGTCTTCCATCGCCATTACTTCAATAATGCCCCACCCGACTTCCCGGCAAAACTGAATGATTAATTTTGCGGGGTCGTCGGGGATCCGAGCAAAAAAGGCAGGCATTCCAAATAATCATCAAGATCCATGTCCTGCCAGTCCTCATATGGGATCATCTTCCCGTCCATCTCGATGAGCAAGGCGGCAAGGGCAAGCTGCGCCTCTTCGGGACGTGAGCACATCATCTGAGCCTTCACCATGTCTCTTGCCGTGCCTCGAAAGACACGGATTTTCTTGCCCGATGAAAGCTCTTTTTCGACTTTGACCTGTCTCGCTTTTTCAGTAGCCATAAAAATTCCCCCTCCGTTTCGGCGTTACATACCGAGATTGGCTTTCGTTTGTGCCAGGACATCATTTCCATTGACCCGATAAATATAAGCCATGGGGTCCACTTCAAGAACGTCTTCACCATCGATCGTGACCTTCATGTAGATGGCTGAAAACGTGAATTCCGGCCCCTCGTTCTGCGCTGCCTTGTATACCGGATGGGCCGATTCCTTAAAAAACGCCCTCAAGATGATCTTGACTGGGAATTCTTCCATTTTGCCACTCTGTGTATCGTACTGCTGCACGGACCCGCGCACGTCCACGTGATGAGCAGTGGAGGGATCACACAGAATCTTGTGGGCATTTGCCACGATGGATGAGAATTTCAACGTTCCTTCCATCGAGTCCACCTGCCCGTGGAACGGCAGGTTCACTTTCCCAGAGATCCCCATGGCGGTGTAATCCTCGGTGAGTTGCGTCACCTTGGGCGGCTCAAGCTCGGCCTTACCGGCAAAGTCCTCGCCGTTGACATATACGTTTGCGTCTTTCAGCATGTTAGGGATTTTTACGTTTGCCATTATTTTTTTCCCCTTGCCCTTTCGAGGCCGTTAGAAATCGCCTTTGAAATCGCATCAAGCAACGAATCATCCACGCTTGTCGGCGTGATTTTTACGAGATAATTTAGGGCAGTTAGCCAAACGCCACCCCAAAACGCGGCGGCAGCAGGATTGGCAATGGACCAGTTGACCACCACCGTCACCAGCCACCATCCCGAGACGAGCTGTCCTAGAATCCAATTGATTGCCGTTTCCATCACCCCTCCCGCATCATCTGAGCCAGGCGTTGCGCCCGTGCTCCGGTCTGTCGTGCAAATGCACTATCCAGTATCTCCCCGGCAGCCCACACCCAATCCCGACGAGCGACTGCCAATTTGAGCATGTTGAATTCGTTCAGCTTCCAGCCCAGACAGAAAGCCATATTCGTGAGCACCCGCTGCCGTGCGTCGTCCAGGTCGTTGAAGGACGGGAAGAGCTTTTTCGCTATCTTGACTGCCTCAATGATGTCCTGCTCAAGCCACGCTTTCGCTTGCTCCAGTGTGCAAGACTTCATCGTCTCAAGCCCGCGTGAAGAGAGATTGTGCCCATAACCGATGGTACGGTGTCCTGCAGAGCAAGTATATGCTCTGAGCCTGATTCCCTCATCCCGTCGCAACTCCGATCGGAGCTTGTCTAGATCCACTTTACCACCTCCAAACTTTCACCCTGAGAAGGTTTCCGGGCCATTGAGATTGATCCCATACCGAACCATCCGAACGGGATTTGAACCACGGCAAACCGTCCGAGGTGTTGAGTCGTCGAAAAAACTTTGTATTTGCGACTCCTTTGCATCCGTAACAGCAATCTCGGCAACGGCAGCATTCGCGGCCTGGGCAGCTCCATAAACGACATGAGCTTGCTCTGTGGTCTGCTTGGCAGCGTATGCATCGACTGCTGCATCCATGATCCTGATGGTTGTTTTGGCGGTTTGAACGGCTGGAGCGAGTTCGGGTTTTACTGAGGCGGCAATGTCGGCGGCCATGGAAAGGCCGGCGGAAAAGGTTCGATAATACGAGACGGTTGCTTCAATCTTCTTTTCCCGGCTCATTGAGTTCCATCCCGCGCACGACACCAGGATCAAACAAAGCAAAAGCATTATCCATTTTCTCATCGTTCGTTGTCCTCCTTGCCGATCCGCACAGATCATCCGACGGGAAAGGGCACCCCCACCCGACATAAATACATGTGCGGCAGGCTTGCGGAATGGTCAATGCCCTGTTTCCATTTTTCGCAGGAGCTCTTGAATCTGTGCATCGCGCTTTTCCTTTACCGCGAAAAGCTTCTCATCGTTTCGTTCCAGGATGACAATCCTACTCTCATGTATCCTGATGTCGTTTCGGATATCGGCCATGGATGTCACGAGATCGCGCAATAGAGGAAACGTCAGGGACAGCATGGCGCCACAGACCACAAGCACGAAACCACCGATTTTGAGCATCCAACGGACATCCCCTCGGATGCCGTTGAGAATGCCCATGACCTGCTGGCTAAATTCGTTATGGAAAGAACAGAAATCTTCCTTCATCCCACCACCGATCCGCTACGCGAATAGCGTTGAAAAGTAGGACGTGTCCACCTCAAGGATAAAAACGATGTCCTCAGCCGGGGGCGGAGCCAGGTAGTAAATGTGGAATTTGATCTTCCCGGCCAGGAGGTCCGTGATGGGATTTTCCTGCTCAAGGAATTCCACACGGGCACCAAGGAGTTGCCCCATCCCGACGTAGCCATTGAGCCAAATGTTCGTTGTGTCTTTGACTGTCTCGATCAAACGGCGGTTGACAGGATCGTCAACTTTCTGCCAGGTGTTGATGACGAGGTTATTTTCGATGAAATTTGCCATGCGCCGGCACGGAATGAAAGCGTCTTTGATATCAGTGCTTTCCGGGAATGCCGAGGTGCGGTTACCCCAGAGCTTCCATCCGGTGGAGAATCGGTTGACGGTCACAATGCCCTGCTCGTTCAGGTAGTTGGCTACCGTCAGCCCGAGCGGGATGGTGGGGCCGGAGATGGAGAGCGTCTTGTTTGACGGGCTCTCGTAAGGGATTCCACTGTTCTCATAGTCGGTCTTGGCACACAGAGCAGCCGCATGACAGGAGAGCCATTCCGTGGCTGTTCCCTGATAGACCTTCGGCCAGCATACCGCCGCAAAGGGGGAACCATAGTCCGCTTTGTAGGCCACTGCATCGGCTGAATTGACTTCTGTCGTCGGAATGTCGATAAAAGCCATAGCCTTGAAGTGACCCGAGGAGAGCGTTGCGACCGAAATCATTTTCGTGGCGACCGTGGCGTCAGTAGACCAACCAGGACACACAACGGACCCGATAACTTTGCCCATTGTCGGGAACACCAGTTCCGAGCACTCGAGCCCTGTATAGGCTTCCGTCGCGGCGTCATAAGTGCCTACGATGTCGGCGGCTTCAACCTCGCCCACGTCGGCATAATCGTAGTCCACCTTGACACTTGACAGAGCAACGATATCTCCGTCCGTTACCCTGGTGATGGTACACGTTCCGTCGGCCCCGTGCGCTACGGTGTAGTCGTCGGTCAGGTCGTAGGTGGTCAGGCCATTGGACGATTTCACGACAATCCCAGATACCCACTTGTTTGTCAGTGTGATGGTTCCGTCAGAACTGAAGGTCTTGGATTCAGCCGCAACAGCAGTTTTGTGGACGGTGGGATCGAACACGTTCACACAGACGATAGGAGCCATGTTGTAGAGGGTGAAATAGATCCGGGCGAATTCGTTCAGCCCGTAATCCGCTTCGTACTCATCGTCGGGAACGGCCCCGAATGTGCTGATGAATTCGGAATACGAAAAAATGATCTTGGGCACGTTCACAACCGCAGACGGATTTGTCAGCGTGTGGACGGGCGCCGTTGCCACCACGAACGGAAGCGCGGAATCGACTTCCCGGATGGCGTAAACTTTCGTGTCGAGCTCTTGTGTGCGAACTCCGTGGAAAAATGCCATGTAATCCCCCTTATGGGCTAACGGATACGGTCACGGGCCACAACCCATGCGGCACCACGACACGTTCCGGTTGATCGGCCTCAAAAACGTAGGGGAAGAGAAGTGACCCTTCCCAATTTTCTACGTATACGTAATCCTGCGAACCCTCTTCCTCGGAGCGCATGAATTGCCCCGAGTCTTTCCGAAAGCAGGATAGTGTGGCGTAAATCTCGGCCCCGACATGAACGGTAACGGCATCATCAAACAGCCGTGCCACCAGGAGAGCCCCTTCCATGCACTCGGCCATGAATTCCTGACCGATGCCCACGGCAGACAAAGCAATATCCATTGAAAGCAGAGCCGTATAAAGGTCATGAAGTCCAATTCTGCGCCGTTCTTCGCGGTGAACGTCGAACGTTCGCGGGATCATGGTCAGGTGAATGGCGCGGGCTTCCGCCGGCATGGGTTCGAAATAAACATCGAGACCGATCCGTTCCGTGATGTGTTGAGCAACCACACCCAACACCCCGGCTATGCCGTGTCCTATATTTGGGCGATCCACGCTTCCACCATATCCAGCACGTTCATCTGGTCCTCTGAATCGAAATCGATGTATTGACGTTTGGGGATCGTTACGGACTCGCGGAGGATGAACAGCACGAAAGGCTTTCCGTCCTTCCCGCTTGCCATGAGGGCTTTGCCACTTTTGGAGCGCCAAATCTTGTAGCCGGAAGACTTCATGCCACTGATGCATTGCCTTGGCGTCTCTCCGTAGCGTCTCATGAGGGTCCGAGCATTCCACCCGGCAGGGATGGCGAGACGTTTGGCGTTTACGGGAACGATCACCCCTCCTTCATTGTGAATCCTTGCGTAGATGATATTTGATCCCCACGCGGCCCAGGTAGACCCGGTCTTGTGGGTAATGCTATTCATGAGTGCCCCGGTATCGCGCAGGGTGCCCGACCCCTTCTTGTTGGCTACGGTAAGCGGCGCGTTTGCTGGTGGGATATTGCTTCGGATGCGCTTTTGAGTGCTGCTGACACCATAAGCCCCGACTCGCTTGGCAACGTCTTTGGGCTCGCGCATTTCGTGCGCCAGCTTCTCGCAATACCGCTGGAATTTATCCAGCCCTGTTATGACCGCAGCACCCATGTCGTATGCCTGTAACCCGTCAGGAAATCTGGGACCGTTCCGGTTTTTACGATTCCAGTGGCAGGAGTGACCACCTGTGCGGTCGGCCCTCCTGAATCACTGGAAGACTCGCCGCTCTGAACACAGTCACCCAGGAGGGCGGAAAGATACGTGAGAGCATCCTCCGCCTTATCCTGAGCAACCTTTTCATTTTCGGCGAACGAATAGAGTTCGTAGAGCGCCCGTTTGATCCATGCCTCGATAACAAGATCGCTCGTGAGATCCGCTTCCTTCCCGCAAGCCATATGTTTTGCCAGCACCCAGGTAAACGCCTTATCCACGCACCGGAGGCCAACGGCATCATTGGCGCCGTCCGTCAGCATCCGATAGTCGCGGTCGGTTATTTCCGTGGCTTTGATTTTGGAGAGGATCTCACTTGAGGTCATGCATCAATCCTTACTCGGCTATAGCCTGAACCCAGCAAAGCGCCTTCGGGACCGGCACGGGCAGGGGCTTGCTCTTGCCAATCACTTTGATCCCCTGGGGATCATCCTGCTCGACCGGGCGGGCATAGAAAGGCATGGCCAGGAGATTGGCATACATGTCATCGAGGGCCGTGTAGAAAAGCGTGAAAGGAGCATTTTGGGCGAATGCCAGGATCTTCTTGTCTCCAACCACCTTGACCGTTGCCGTGCTTCCTGGAGAGGCCGAAGGATCGTAATAGGCGCCGGTTGCAAGCGTCAGTGTGTACCCGCCGATGGAGATCGATCGGTCATTGATTTGAACGTTGATGGGAGACTGCTTGCCTGAATTCGCTGCCTGTGCAAGCTTCATGGCCGCCAAGTAGACTGTTTTTCCGCACCAGAAGGAAGGGTTTGCATATCCCTCGTTTGCAAACAGAGTCTCGATTTCAATCAGATCATCCAGAATGCCGACGAGAGTTTTCGAACTATCGGACCAATCCTTCTCAACCGTGTGAGAAAGAAGCGCATTGTCACCGTTGTTGGTGAAATCGACGGTATAGGTGTCGGTCGTTCCATCCTGCAGACGCATGGGCCAGGTAATGGTTCCGGTGAGGGACTGGGCGCACAAACCCTCGGTCGTGTTCCTTACCACCTGGCGCATGTCGTCTATCTTATCTGTTACGACCATATCCTTGCCGACATCATCAAGGAGCTTCCAGTTGTTGAGATCTACGGCCGAGAAAAAATCATTCACTTCAATCGGCTGGGGCTCGATCCATTCCCAGGCGCGCTGTCCCTGCCCCATGGGGATCGAAGGGGAACCGCGCCGGATTACAGGGACAGCACGGGTCACTTTCTTGATATGATCCAGACCGATCACAGGAAGAGGCCACTGCCGGCGCTTCGCCTCGGGGAAAAAGGTATCCATGACCGGAGACTGCAACTTTGGGAGATTTTGCAGCTTCGCGGCAATGGACTTGGGGGTAAAATAATTGCGAACATTTACAAGCATCTATTTATCTCCTTTCCAGCACCCTTAGAGCGGATAGATTCCCGCCTTAATGAGCGCACGAGATGCAACCTCATCGATGGCCACAAACGAACCTGCCGCATTCTTCATGAGCAGGGCTTCCTTCTTGACGGTCCCGTGATTGAAGATCACCCCCACTTCCTCGGCTGCGCCGGCCGCCGAAGTATCCACTTCATAGGCAAGCACGCCAAAGGGTATGTTCCTGGAAGTCGCAACAACAGGGGTCGTGTTGGTTGGAGCGGTGTTGAACGTGACGCTGATCGCGCCGGTCACATAGTTGATCGTTCCTGTCCCCGCCGCGTCGCCAATGAGATTTCCCGAGCCATCATCCGAGAACGTTTCAACCTCATCGGTTACAACCACGCTGCCCGGTTGAATCAATTGCTGGTCCAGGGTGGCGGCAAAGGTTTTATTTGTTCCGTTGCCTGTGCCGATGGTCTTTGAGTCGATCTCGTAGGGCACCAGCACATCGTTTTCATCCAGTGCCATGAGTGCCCCGCGGTCGAGCGAGCCCTGATCGGCCTTGAGTGACCAGGAGACACTGAACGGGCCGTGCCCCTGGGCGCCGACCTGCTTATCGGTAAACGTTTGAGTTCCAAGATTTGCAGTCCAGGTCATTGATGTGCCTCCTTATACGCGACCCATGAGTTTTGAAACGTCGAGGCCGTCCCGGTCCCCTTTGGCGGCGGGATCTGAAAAGTTGAATTTGCCGGGCTCCACCATCTGGGGCAGAGCCGAAAAGATCTCCTGGAGAACTTCCACGGCGCCGCGCTTCTTGGTGTCGCTGAATTCCATGGCCTCAACCCGGTCGATCTTCTCGGCGAACTCGGCAAGCAGGGCCACCTGGGCGGCAGGCATTCTCCCGGAAACGGAGGATTTGAGTGCCTCGACTCTCTGCTTTGTCGCGGCGGTCTCAGCGGCCAAGACTTTCGCCTGCATCTCTTTCCATGCGGGATGGTCGGAGAATTCCGGCTTGTCGTCAGGCTTGCCGGATTTGGTCAGTTCCTCGATCTTGGCTTCCAGTGTAGCCTTGAGATCCGAAAACTCCTTGGTCTTGGCGGCAAGGCCAGTCTCGGCGGTTTTGAGCTTGGTGTTGGCCTCATCCAGCGCCTTTTTCAGTTCTTCCATTGTCATGTTGCTGGCTCCTTCGTCGGTGAATTCAAAAGCAATGATGTCCTTGCGGTCCTCTTCGGCCATGTTGATGACCTGGAGATCCTTGAACGCAGGGGGCGCGGCCCCCAGGAAGGCGAGGTGATGCAGGTAGAGCTGCCCGTCGGGCTTGCGCCTGGCCCCGATGGACCACTTCTTGTAGAGGCCCTGACTGAATGCTTCCTTCATGGGTGCAATCAGGTCCACATCCCCTTCGAGCGTCGCGTAGTCGCTTGACGGGTGCAGGCTCTTGACCCAGCCCATGGCCGGCATGTGATCGGCGAGCTTGTGCCCTATTGTGGCGGGGGCTTCCTGGAATGTGGAAACGAGGTCTTTGATGTCTTTTTTGGTGAGGGTCTGCCCGTTGTCGGCAATCCCGGCCCGGGCGAGCTGAATACGCATAAAAAAACTCCCTGCTAAGGTTTTGACAGGCTAACCCTAACAGAGAGTTTTTGGGTATGTGGGACAGGAGGAAATTTTTTTAGCGAAGCCAGAGCCGATTTACAACGTTTCTCCCTATGGCTCTATTGACCATCCGCTTGGCCGGATTGCCAGTAAAGATGGCGGATAGGTCGTTCAAGAAACTCAGTAGACGGTACAGAAAAGACATGGCGCACTCCTCACAAATTAGTAGTCACCGACTCGATCAGCCATCGCCTAATAGCCTCCCGAGGAATCCGAAGCGGTCCATCCGATTCGTCGTTGCATGCCCTATCTGAAACATGGCGGTAAATCGTCTTGATGTCAACCTGCAGCAGATCCGACACCTCAAGGGCACCGTACCATCGCTTCACGAATCGGGTTTGGAACCACTCGTCAAACCATTCCGGCTCAAGACCTTCCAACGTCCATCCTCCAGTAGCCACGACTCAAGAGCAGGGCGCGGTATTCGCCACACCCCGCGGAATTTAAGCCCCTCGATTTCGGCACAGAGCAGGGCTCGATAGATGCGTTTTCGCTCCACCCCAAGCGCTAGGATAACGAACCCTGGAGAATATGGATCTTTGTGTCTCGGAAACGCTCCGTCAAACCATGCTCGAAATCCGTTTTTGTCAATAATGCTCATGGGCTAAGTTTCTTGTGTTTCAAAATGAAACATCGTTTTTGTTTCAAAATGGCAGCGGTAGGGTCTCAACCGAAGGCCTTCGTGCCTGATCAGCTGTTCTCTCAGTTTCTCCAGATCCATTGTCTTCTCATCACGGTTCAAACTCTTATATCATTGTCCAGTGATGCTACCAGCACCTATTCTCCTGGCTATTTCAACATCCAGCGGAAGTTCGCCGTTTATCCATTTGCAGAACAGAGCATCCGGGACAACATGCACATCTCGCTCATTGTCAGATGTCTGTCATACATAATTTCACCTCTTATTTGTGCAGGCACATTTCATGCTCATTGGTATTTCGTCGTACTCACTAACATGCAATGCCGTATAACGTCCGCGTCCTTTGCACATCGGGCAATTTTTCTTGGCTGTTGGGTCAGGCTTTGCGAGGGCTACGTCAAAGTGGAAACATGGCCCGGCTATTTTATCAGGCTTTGTTTTCCAACAATCCGGCACGTCAGGAAACCATTTCATCTTTTCACCTCGTTTAAAGTGGATGCGCTCTCATGTGCTTTCGGCCATAAATAAAAATCGCATAACAAGCGGGACAAGCGGACGCGAAACAGCCGCGCCGCTTACCCTTTCGTTATCTGGTCTTCTTGCAGCGCATGGCGATAGCTCCGCGTATGAAATCACTCTCCGATTCGCCGGTGATGGAGATGCAACGAGCAATCTCTGCCTTCTCGTCATCAGAGATCCGCACCCGGACAACCTCCCGCTTTGCGCTTGTCTTCAATTCCTTGTTTGGGCTACCGGGCTTTCGCCCGGCCCCCTCTCGCTTGCCGCCTCGCATCAGTAGACCTCGTAACCTTCGATTTCCCAATCCAGTAGCCCAAGGTCATCGTTTCCAGCCTCTTCCAGGTCATCCAGCGCCTCTTGCTCCTGGTAGTAGTAGGCTATCAGAACGCAATCATCACCGTTCTGGTCTTTGCAGCGAACAGAGGCGGAGAACTCAACGCCCGTGTCGCCATCGGTCTGCATGCGGTTCGTAAAATCGCAGTCTTCGCTCTCTACCTTCGCCACTGCCTCTTCGCCTACCATTGCCACCGCTTCTTCTCTTGTCAGGTTGCCTTTTCTCATTGTCGTTTTCTCCTTGTGGTTTGTTCCATCTTTTGATTTTATTGTACCACAAGAATCAACACTGTCAATAGATTTTTTTGTACCACATAAAAATAATTCCAGCAGGGGAGGAAACCGACCAGATAACAAAACGTAGCAGCAGGCGATGAAGCCCGCTGCTGTACTCAAGCCGTTAGAATCCGAATCGCGCTGAAAGTCTTAACCATGCCTCAGCAGCGCACTGTGGCACTTGTCCGTTTCCAATGGCTCGCAGCCGGTCCACCCGATGGGCCACCCCATGAGCCACTCTACCCACGGCGGGTTCAGCGCCCCACCAACTACCGTCGCCAGTCCATCCCCACTCGTCGGGATGGCCCCCTTCCGGTTGTAGTTCCCGCAGACCGTGGGCGTCGGCAGGTACGATCTTGGTTCCATCTTCTTGCCCTTGTCCGATCCCCGCATATTGTGACCTTGAGTCTTCGTGACCTGGAGAGAATTAAGCGTATACGGAGTTGGCCGATCAAAGAATTTGGGGAGCTGCGACCACACAGAATCCTTGATTTCATCAAGCGTACGATCAATTGACAGCTCCATGGCCCTCTGGATGTTTTTCCCTGTTTTGGTCAGTTCGATTTCGATGGCCTTGGTCTTAGCGTTGACTCGAATCATCCGATCATCCCTTTCTTTTTTCGTATTAACTTAACACATTGAATTAATTATACAATTATTTATTGCAATTATTTTCGTTTTAATGCAATTTTATCGTTGACATTTAATTCGTTGTGACGTATATTATATTTAACAGGGTAAGGGAACGAGGGATTAACGACAACGCCTGGCGCACCAGGCAAAAGGAGAAAAAATGAGAAACTTTAACAACTTGAACGGAAGGCCAACCGAAAAGATGATAGGCATGAAAAACCAGAGGGAACTACTCAAAAAGGCTGGAGCAGTATACACCCCCGGTCACGGCTGGGCGATTCCTGATCCGAACACCGGCACCTGTTGGTGGGATGACTCGAGTTACAATGGAACTATTTTCCTGGGCGCGAATGCCAGAGAGGCCATTGAGCGGCTTCGCGAGTTGGACAACGACGACGCTGATTAACCCCA